CATTACCAAACTTGTATAAATCATAGCGCACACCATTAAATGAAAAGGTGATTTGATTTGTGAATGTCGAGAGTAACAGGTTTGTTGAAATTGTATATACTTTGCCATTATCAGGATTAAAAATTAAACGCTTGTTGTTGTTTAATTCAATTACTCCATCAATAATTTCACCGTTAAAATTCAATTTCCAATCTCCCAAAAACTTTGCAGTGTCTCTTTGTGCCGTTGTAAAATACACAGGCTTTCCACTAATTTGAACGTGCAAATCATTGTAGTAATTAATTCTTTGCACCGCTTTGCCTTTTGTGATAATAGGCTTTGCATGAATAGCTAACGTGTTGCTTTGCCTTTCCGCATCGGTAACAAGGCTTTGAATGGCGGTTGCACTATCGCCTAATATTTGCTTTGAGCCTGTGACTGTACTATCAGACAAAGTCGTTTGCTGAATAATGTAATAAATGTTTCCTTGCTTTTGAATGTAAACGGTGTCTTTTACGACGTCTTGCGCAAAAGAAAACAAGGGAAGAAATAAAAATAGGTATCTCATTTTATTTATTTTCAAGGTTAATAATTCTTTGTTCAAGGGCTTTTATAAGGGCTTGTTGCTCCTGGATGGCTTTGGTTAGAACTGGGATTAATTTTTGTAAATCAAAATATATATCTGAATTATTCATTACTCCTGTTGCTTCTGGAATAACATTCATAACATCTTCCGCCACAAAACCCAAATCCTTACCTTCACCCCATTTATTTCTATCAATATAATTAAAAATAACAGGATTTAATTTTAAAACATCTGATAGACCATAATTTATATTTTCAACATTTTCTTTAATTAAAATAGATGATGCAGCACTTAATGTGCCATCAGCCGCTGCATTTACTGCCCTACTTGCTGTGCCAGCTAAATCATTAATAGTAACTGCACCTCCGCTTGCAATAGTCATTCTTGTCGAATTGTTTGTTGCCAAAACAATTGGAAAATTATTATAATTATACAAATAACTTACATTAGCTGTATGACCCACGTAAAATCCGTTATTAATGCCTGTACCTGTTCCACTTGTTTGATAAACTGTTGAAGGATTGGTTCCATAAATACTTAATGTATTAGCTGGACTCGTAGTTCCAATGCCAATATTTCCATCATTTCTAACAAATAGTAATGAAGCATTTGATGAGTTAGTAACATTTAATGATGAATAAGAACTTGTACCATCAACACCTTTAACAACTAAACGTGAACTTGGACTTGTAGTTCCAATACCTAAACGTTGCAAAGAATCTGCATACATTAATAATGATACATTTGAATTATTATAACTTGATGCAACGTAAAAACTTAAATAAGGAGATTCACCATCTATTGAAGTAAATATACCTGCTTTTCTGTGTGTTAATCCTCCCATTGATAAATTAGAAAATCCATTTGCTGCTGTACCTTTTAATTGCATATTTCCAGCAACATCAAAAAATGGGTCAGGAAAAGTTAACCCTTCAAAAGTTCCAGGAGTTATTCCAATGCCAAAACTGCCATTTGAATTTATTGTAACTCTGTTTAATCCATTAGTTGAAAATCCAAGTGTATTTGCTGCTGGTAAAAACATACCATTTCCCGTTGCCGTGTTTGCCGTTGGATTAAGATTAAACCTTGTTGCCGTGAGTGCGCTTGTAAATGTCTTTGCCCCGTTTACCGTTTGCGTTCCATAAGTATTAACATAGGCAATAGCCGCAGTATCCGCTCCAAGTTGCCGCCACTTTCGCCCAGTTGCAGAAGCCTTGTAGGTATACAAATTTAAATTAGCCGTATCAAGCACAAAATAAGCCGCTGTGTCGCTCTTTGCCGTCAATGTTGTATCAGCAGCCACACCTCGCCAAATCAACCCATCGGCAGTCGTTTGTTCGCCCAATGTTATCTTTTGGTTTCCATTGCCTTGATATTGTGCAAGGGCAAGGCAAGGGAAAAGGAGGAGGAAAAGGAGTTGTTTCATGTTTATGTTTTTTTAGTTTGCTTGCATTATTCGCCAATCAGTACCATCACTTACTAATGTACACCATTTAGCATTAGTTGCTGGTAATATTGTCGTTGTCGTTCCGCTTCCACTTAAAGGAATAATATTTCCATTTGCTATTAAAGAACCCGTAGATGAATTTTTAAATTTTAATTCTCTAAATATATTTAATCCTGCTAATGGTAAAATAATAGTAGTTGATGAACTATTTTTATTATCAATATAATAATCGGTCGATGTAATACTATATGTAGATGTATTTATATCTGTAATTTTATTATTAACATTTAATGTCCCGCTTGTTAAATTTAAAGTATTTCCTAATGTAACCGTGCCAACGACGTTGTTTCCATCTTTACCAAGTAAACTTGAAGGCGTTGCAGTTACCGTTGCAATTTTTACCTCACCGTTTACATGAAGCGTTTTATCAGGCGCATTTGTGCCAATGCCTACGTGGTTGGCTGACGCATCCACGAAAACCATGTTAGCGTTACCGTCACTTTCAACGCGAAAATCTGTATCCTGAGAATCTTCATTAATAACTAATAAATTATTAGTTAATTCCATTTTGTTAAATTCATCTGTTTTAAACATTATAGTAGATAACCCTGCATATAAATTTATTGATGTATATTTTGTTTGTGCGTCATTTAAACCTTGAAATCTTATATGCCTATTATTAGATGTTGTACCATATATTTCGCTATAAAATCCACCATTATCAAAATTATGCTCTATATAATTTGTATTGCCTCCAAATCTAAATAATCCATTTGATGAAAAACTACCATTAATATCAAGGGCAAATGAAGGCGTTGTATCGTTTATGCCAATGTTCCCATTGTTTGCTATATTAAATATTCTATTAAAATTACCTCCATTACCTAAACTTAGGGTACTGTTATTGTCATTAAATAATCCAAATTTCCAAACTTGCACTCCAGAATGGTCAAAGTATAAATATCCATTTCTGTTATTTACATTATTAAAATTATAAGAAGTTCCATTTGTATGTAAATCTCCATTAACATCTAATTTTGCCGAAGGAGTTTTACCTATTCCAATGTTACTTCCACTTTCTTGAATTACTGAACTTCCTAAAGTTGAAGACCCTGTAAATAATGGCAAAGTATTTGTTGTTCCCGTGCCCATGACTGGGTTGGTTAATGTGTTTTGTTTACCATTCAACGCCGTTTGTGTTGCTGTTGATACGGGCTTATTAGCATCCGAAGTATTATCTACATTTCCTAAGCCAACCGCACTTTTATCTAAGGTTTGAAATGTCTTATCTCCTCTAAAATATTGTCCTGTCGTTCCTGCTGTAATAGTATTTTCTTTACCATTTAACGCCGTTTGCGTTGCCGTTGATACGGGCTTATTTGCATCTGAAGTATTATCCACATTGCCTAATCCAACCATGCTTTTCGTTATCCCCGAAACCGTGCCCGTAAACGTGGGATTCGCTAAAGGTGCAACCGTGGTAAAATCAACCGCCACCGTGCCCGTGGTTGTTATCGTTCCACCTGTTAAACCTGTTCCTGCCGTTACGCCTGTCACCCCTTGCAAGTCGGTAAACGTTGGCGTAAATGTTCCCCCGTCATATTGGGTCAAAGTCAACGTCTTTGTATTTGTTCCTGAGAACTCAGCATTGTTTATTTTGTCATTGAATGCGACGTTCCAATTGCTTGAATTATTTGCAATGCTTGAAGCCCACGCGCTGCCTGTTGATACCGCTATCCCTGCCTCAGGGTAAACGGGGTTTGGAAACACCCCCGTCCCAACCGAACCAATGCCAGAAACCGTGACCACCGTGTAATTAGCCCCTGATTTAAAGGAATTGGAAACAATGGTAATTTTATTAGTATCAGTTAAATTATATTGGTCATTAATAAGAAGCTGACCATTTCTGAAAACCAAAATAAATGCCTTTGATTGAATCGGAAACTTTGACGTAATTGTCCAAGTTAAAACGCTTGTTGTGGCTGGTGCGTATTCCTGTTTTAAAATCTTTATGGTATCATTCCCAATGGCAACGTCAACAATGGAATCCCTTATTCGCGAAAATACAACGGCTGAATCAAGTAACAAAGTACCCGTTGTTGTAATTGTTCCACCTGTTAAACCGTAGCCCGTGGCAACACTTGTAACAGTACCCGTACCTTTTGCGTCTATCCTATTGGAAAGGGAAGCCGTGTCTAAAGCGTTTAATTTAAGATTGATTCGATTAGATAACGAAGATGTGTCAGTTGAATTTAACTTTGTATTTATTCTGTTGGATAACGAAACGGTATCAGCCGCAACCAATGTTCCAACGCTTATATTTCCTGAGCCTAATAAGCTATTTGAATTTACCGTCTTGATATTTGTTCCAGATACCAAGGTATTTTGCTTTGTGTTGAATCTTGATGTAAGGTTCAATAATGATGTATCTGTCAATTCCATTAAAACACTGAGGTCAGCCGAAACTACTCCAGTCGTTGTTATTGGATTTGGGCTAACTGTTATTCCTGTACCTGCAGAAATTGATGTTAAACTGCCCGATCCTCCACCACTTCCTGCACCGCCACCACGCGGAAAAATAACCGTGTAATTATCATTGACTTTAAATGATGAAGCTGCAATTACCACGCTTGTTGACGTTGGTATTGTGTATTGCGAAGGCAATAATATTTGTCCATTACGATACACTTGAACAACATTAACTCCCCCAGGAATCAAAGTGTCACTTTGTGTCCATGTCAAAGTTGAAGACGTTACGCCTGTCGTATAGTCCTGTCTTGCGTATAACCTTCCCGTTGTATCCGCGTATGCTTTTGTTGCATAATTGGAAAGCATGGAAGCCGTGTCACTAACCAAAAGGGCTGCCGTTGTGTCGCGCCATAATCCACCTGAATAAAACAAAGTAGCACCTGTTACTGGGCTACTTATTCGAACATCATGAAGCTCGTCAAGTTCCTGCCCATTTCTTATTTTAACGAACAATTCCCCCGAACCGTTATTACTCTTTACGCACACGCCAATATACACTGTATGCTGTGGTGCTTGAGGCTTTGTTGAAGTCAATGCACCTGCAACCGTTGGAGACAAATAAACCGCGCTATCTTCTGTTAAGGCTGAAGTATTTAAGCCTGTTATTAAGCCTTCAGTAATAATAAATCCGCTTTGATTGTCCGCAATACTTTCAGCAACTACACCAAAAGTATTAGCCGAAAAAGCATCCGTAACAGCTAAACCTTTTGCCACTGTTATTCGATTACCCTGACTTCCTGATAAATAAACGACATCACCTTTATTAAGTGTTGCTCCAGTGCGATTATTCACTCTTTGGTGTAATTGTTGACCAATGACATTGGTAACATTACCTCCCTTTAATCCTTGTATAAGAGAGCCTTGTGTATCATTGTATTCAACTTCACCCACGCCTACTGTGCCATTCTTTGCAGTGTTAAAGGTGATAGAATCGAAAGGCATGGCTAATGCACCGCCTACCAAGTTCCAAACGTTGGAGGTAAAATCAAATGAGTACATTTTTAAATTTACCGTATCAAGAATAACCCATGCGTTTTGATTGTTTACCGGTTGAATGGAAGCCGTGTCGGACAATGCACCACGCCAAACAAGCCCGTCGCCCGTGGTCTGGAAACCAAGACGTTGTTTGTTCAATGTGTTTGGGAATTGGGCGAAAAGGGTGAGGGAAAGGAATATAAAAAGAATTGAAGGCAAAGTTTTTTTGCCTCCAATCTTTCGAATCAAATTGCTCCCTACTTTGAAAAAAAGTTCTTGAATCAAAACCTCTCCGATTTTTCCTAATGCCTTTAAAAACTTACGTTCCTTTTTTGGCTTTATTTCTTCACTCATAGTACTATTCCCATCGTGTTATAAATGTCAAATATTTCTTCATCCTCATTACAAGTTGCCTCAGGGCAACCAATGGCACTCGGAATAAAGCCTATTAAATTACTTGCGCAAGTGCACAAATAATCCTTAATCCTTTTCTTCTTTACCCCTAACCTTTGAAGCATCGTGTCTTGATAAAATTTCAAGCCGTCAACCCCCACGTTTTGCCCATACTCGTTATCAAGCGTATAAAGCCCATTTGTACCAAGTTGCATAACCATGTACGGAGCTGCTTCGTATAACACGGCGTTAGCACAAAAGGATTTTAAATGATCATTCCATAACGCTTGATAAGCCGTTGACGTGAATGCGGTTGAACTTCCTTTGTCAGCAACCAAGGCATCGTAAAAAGATACGCCAATAGCTGGGACAATCCATTGAAACTCCGCATCTTGAATGTGAGGGCTTATAAGGCTTTTATCAAGTCTTATGTCTGCAGGCGTTGGTCTTGCAACTCCGCCGCTTATAACCTCAGACGGTTGTATTAATTGGCTCATTTGTTTCGATTGGTGAATAACCTAATATTTCCCTTTTTTCGTCTTGCGTCAAATTATCCTCAACCTTTATTTCACCCATGAATGACACGGGTAAAGTGTTTGATATTGAGAATTGAACATCTTTAAAGGCTGGGTTATAAAGCCCAATTTCGGCTAAATAAGGATTTATTATTTTAGATAACATCAAGTTTTGGCGCGGTTTAATCACCGTACTTTGCAAATATTCCATTTCCTGACGTATCTGTTGATTGCTTCCAAGTTGCCCCTCCGTGGCGAAGCCTGCAAGTGACTTGCTCCACCTGTTAGCCACGACAATCGCCGAGGCTGCCAAGTTTTGCAAGTTTAAAAATTCGCCCTCGCTTTCCTTTGAGGTGGGAATCCAATTTGCTTTTAATTTTTCGTCCCTAAGAACCTGTACAAATAACTTATGATTATTCCCCATTCCCGTGAACTTGCTTTCAATTCCTTCAACCAATTTCTTTGCTTGGTCGGGCGTAATCGAGCCGAAGAATTGCATCACCCCAGAAGGCATGAAACCATTTTCAAACTTACTTGTATTAAATCTTTGAATGCGATATTCAATCTCAGCCCACATTTTCGCGCCAATCCACTCAGGTAAACCAAAGTAAAAATAGCCTGCCGCGTATTGCTTCACATGAATAACGCTTCTTTGCGTTCCGTCTTCAAATTTCTTAAAGTCAGGATAAATCGGTACTTCCCTGAATCCTTCGCTTTCGTAAAATACGCCGTCGGTAGTAAGTGGCACCTCTTCCCAGTTATCGTAAATGCCAACCGATTTTATAAGCTGATCGGCTTCGGCTTTTCGAATGCCAACGTTGTACACTGGAACATGGTAAATATAAGTAAATGGTTCGCTGCCTACTTTACCTTTAACAATTTCGCAAAAGCTATTCCCAAAAGCATCATAGTCAAACGCAAGTTGAGCCAAAACCTCCTGAAGATTTTGACCATGTAAATTAACCTGTGAAATAACATCTTCTATTTCGCTTAAAGAATCGTCGGTGATAACTTCACCCTTCATTGACGTGGTAAGCAATGTATTTGCTTTACCCATCATGGGAATGAAGCCGTCACCAACGACCATATTTGTTTTATCTTCTATTATCCTTCTTAACGTCGGCGAATTGTTAACAATGGCTATAAGGCTCTTTAAAAAGTCATCTTTTTGCGTAAAGAACCGCACCCATTTTGCCCCTGTAAAATCAAGCCTTTCCCGTGACGGCTCGTTAAAAATGTCCTCCTTTACAAGCATGGTATTGGAGGTATCTAAGGTAACCGAAGCAAGTAAAGGGCTTTGATTCTGTTTACTTACTCGATTGTTCCGATTCGGGACTGCCTGTATTTTCTTTAATTGTTGGCTCATAGCTTTTTTTCTCAGGGGTATAAATGACGTGTTGCCCAACGTCCTGAGGGCTTGATTTATACCAAGCCCTCAATTCGTTTTGCGAAAGTTCGCCGATAGTTTTTCGAATGATGCCAGCTTTGCCCGAAAGGTCTGCACCCACGTAAAGCATTTGTTTGCTTTTTTCTCTAACTATCATACTTTATTAATCTAAGGCGTTCATCACTGTTTCGCCGTTTACGATGTACCTTGCTTTGTTCGTTGTTCTACAAGTAATGGTAAGCGTCTCTTGATTTGAATCGGTAAACAATGCACCCGATAAACCTTCGGCGCTTGTTAACCTTGCAACCCTTTTCTTACCGCCAACAAGTTCAACGCCCCAAATCCAATAGTTACCCGTGTTTTCCACGTGAACACAAACCAAGCCGCAAGCCTGATTTGCCATGTCTTGAATAAGGTTGCGTAATTCCTGATCGCGGCAATTAATGATTCCCGTTAAACTTTGCTCAATGGCTACTGATAAAGTGTCTGGGTCTTGCGTCACCGTTTCCGTGAACGCACCTGAGTTATCCCTGAATTCAATCTCGTAAAACACGGCAGCCGTTGAAGTCATTGTTATTGCCGTGGTTGCTCCCGATGCGTTGTTGGTAATGCTTGTCACCTGATTAGCATTGGCAACATAAAATTTGCCAATACCACCAGCGCACGTTCCGTCTGTACATTGATTAAGCCAACCGCCTGTTATTGCGCTCATTCGTTTTGATTAGTAGCCTAAGCTGATTAAAGATGGGTGAATATAATTAACGCCCATTTTGAAGCGCGCTTTAATGTACACCTTTTCGTCCTTCTGGTCGTACCAAAGTTCTAAAGCCGTTTCAGGGCTTAACACGTCCGTCGCAAGTACCTTGTTTTGCGGCGTGGTATATTCCACGTAATGCGGTTTGGTTGTTCCAAGTCCTGTTGCAATATCGTCCCAACGGAATTGAGGTATAACGGTTACCCCGCGGAAGGTGAATTGCTCAACCCCGTTAATCAACTGAAGTAAACCGTAGTCACCACCGCCGCCGTTTTCAATGTCTTCCCTTAATTGAGAATAAACGCTTTGCGTAACATTGAACACCTTTTGGTTAGCAGGTAAACCTTTCAACTGCAAAGGAGCCTGGTCATACACCGCGCGAAGGATTGCGAAGCCGTCACCTGCGCCAAGGTCAGAGCCTGAACCAGTGTTGCAACGTGGCACTAAGTCTTGTGCAACTAATTGAGGATAGTAAACCGTCCAAAAACCGTCTAATGAATCAAAGTTAGGATTGTTTGAAGACTGGTCACCGAAGTAAGAAAGACGGGTAATGTCATTTCTTATGGCTTGCTGAGTACGGGTCAAAAGAATATTTTCAATCAAAGTTCCTGAAACATCTGGAAGCCTTGTACCTGTTTTCAATAACTCTTCAAAAACGGTATCCTCGAACTCGTCCCAACACATTTCAAGATCCACTTTCATTTTTTCAACGTCGATAGTACGCTGGTAAATGTCAACTGCACCAATTGGATTAAATCCGCAGCCTGAATACTTGCGCACAATGTTTTCCAACTGTTGTACGAAAACCATCTTCTTTTTATTCGCGACGTTTCCAAGTACACGGAATTGTCCGCGTAAATCATCGTCAAAAAAGACTGGTTCTAAAAAAATGTTATTTGCCTCCGTACCTCTAAAGGACACGTCTAATTGGCTTATTTCAACTAATGCCATTTGTTTTTAATTTTAAAGGTTTGGATAAGAAATGGTTGCAGACGTATTTGTTAAAACAAAAGCATCCTCAATGCCAAATGAAAACTCTGTTTTTGCGCCTGCGGTTGTTGCCACGGCAAATAATACTTTCCAATCATTACCCGCGTTTAACGCTGAGGTATTGATTTGTAAAATAGCGGTTGGTGCTGAGGATTGCCAGTTGGCGTATGCCTCATTTCCTGATTCATCCATTACGGTAACCTTGTAAAAATCACTTGCACTTGTTACACCTGTCAACGGTGCAAAGTTCAAACGCTTTCCAGCTGAGGAAGTGCCATAAGTGAATGATACGGGAATGCGATCCTCAAAGGTATCGATACCGTATAATTGCTCCGCGTTTACTCCATTTGCATTTGCATACGGGTTGGTGCGATTTAAGCTGTTTTGCCCGATGTATGTGTTTGAATCGAGAAAACCATTAACGTTTGCTGTTGCCATTATCTTTGTGAGATTTTAGTTTGAACTAATGAAGCGAAAGAATCAAAGTAACTCGATTTCGCTTTTGTTTCCTGAACCTTTTCGTGCGCCGAACCGCCCGAAGGAAGTCCAACGCCTTTTTTAACTTGCGCCCTAAGTGCGACTAATTCATTGCCCAATGTTTCAAGAACCGATTCAATTTCAGTAATCGAGTTCTTTTGTTCTTCGGTTTTCTTGTACATTGATTCCATTTCCTCTTTTTGCTTCGAGTGCATTGTCTCCATTTCATCGGGTGATAATACAAAGTAGCCTTTTTCTTTGAGCATGGAAATAGCAACTTCCACCTCGTCGTTTTTTGGCTCCTCCTCCATTACTTTTTCCTCCTCAATAACATTTTCCACGGTGGGAGTTTCGTCTATGCTATTAAGAAGGCTTTTGATTTTTTCTAAAATAGAACTACCCATTTCATCTTCTTTTTTTGTATTGTTTAATAATGCGGCTGGTACATTTAAGAACTTGTTTAGGCTATTTTGCAACGGTAACATATCTATGTTTTTTTCGCCAACTTTCACAATTTCATCAATGAAGCCAAATTCTAATGCTTCCTGAGCGGTCAGCCATGTTTCGGCTGCCATCATATTCGTAATAATTTCTCTTAGGTTCTTTTGGTCTCCTTTGCGTTTAATAACCGAAGCCGTGTAAATGTCAAGTAACTTTGCCTCCATCTTGTCCAATAATTCAGCCGTTGCCTCAAGCTCGTCGGCGTTACCCATCGTGTAACTCCAAGGGCGATGAATCATCATGAAGGCGTTTTCAGTCATCTTTACATTGTCAGCCGCCAACAGTACAACCGTTGCAATGCTTGCTACCAAGCCGATTCCTGTTGCCGTGGTTTCTTCCGGGTAATTAGCAACTAAATCAGCAATACCCATGCCTTCAGTGACGCTGCCACCTCCCGATGATATTGTCAAATTAATTGGCTGCCCGTTCGCCTGGTTAATTTTAGTTCTTACCGAGTTGTAAGAATTAACCGATTCCGAAATTTCCCCTAAAATATCTATACTTACTTTTGCCATGTTTTTTGCTTTGTCCTTTTGTATCGCCTTGTACTTTGCCTCAGCCCAATCCCTCATGGCACTTCCACCCCATGCGTCGTACATTACTGAGCCGCAAATCTCCGAACCATCTTCATCAAAGTATTTCCCTTGGTCATACGTTTCCGCGCGGCTTAAAAATGAATAGGTGCGTTGAACCGTTTCTTCCGATAAGCCTTCACCATTGGCAATTTGATTTGCCCGTTGCCAGCCAACAAGCGTGCCGCAATCTGAACCATTCTTTTCTTTGTGGTCAAGTGCGCGTCGTGCGTTGTTCTTTGCAGCATCTGGATAATCGGCGTATGTCATAAAATAAAAATAATTTATTTACAAAATTACTCGGTCTTCTTTTTATCTTTTCTTTTTTGCTTGATTTGAAAACCAAACCTTTCAGGATGCTGAACCATGTTATAAACGTGCTTCTTTGAAATACCCGTTCGTATGCTTATTTCCATCATGGCATCCATTTTTGAATCATTTGAATAAAGGCTATTTGGGTAAAGGTGCATGACCATATATTTCGCCACCGTCTTTTCCTTTACCACGTCGGTTTTAACGAGGAAGGAAATAAGATGAAAGAAGCTGGGTACAATGCCTTCCTTTTGGCAAAATGCACTGTATTTATTCAAGATTTCATGAGTAAAATCCTGCAATAAATCTTCGTTAATCATTTGAAATTCATCCATTTTCGTTCCAATATTGTACTATTTGCCTCATTTTACCAACGACTTTTGTCCGACACGCGGGACAATTACGCCGCTCAGGCTCGTAATGGTTTACAAAATTGTTATAAACATTGAACAAATAATCCATGTCGTTCGGGTCAATACTTAAAACCCTGTATGTCCTATTTACCGTGGCGATAACTTGCGCCTTGTATTCCTCTGGAATGCGTGAACCAAGCTCTCCCCAAATGCTATCTGTCTTCATGCAATTACACATTTATAAAGTGGCGTTTATTTTCAATTTATTTCCCTCAGCAAGATCGCGCGCAATGTCTTCGCTCACAACGTATGCCTGCAACCTGTCTATCCTGTTGTTTATCGCGTCTGTCTTTGCCTCCATGACTTGCAAAAATTCGTTCATGTTACCCTGTAAACCTAAGCCTTGTATCGGTGGGCTTATCGGTGGAACCATGCCACCTTCCGCGAAACCTTTTATACCAAGTTTCCTGAATGTGGGAGAACCACCTAATAAACTTTGTTGGCGTTGGTTCAATACAACCTCACCACGCTTAACATACGCAAGAACATTGTCACCATTTGACCGCGTTGGTATGTTTTGCTTTTGATTCACCCGCTGCCCCGTGACAACTCCACCTTCTGCAAGGGGCTGGGCAATAATCGTCGCCGTTTGTATTCCTGCGAAAACACCTGCAGAAATGGCTGAACCAATAGTAAATGGCGGACCAGGTGGAACGGCTAAAGCCCTATTTACCGCCAAAGCCCCTTGTATTATTGATTGAAGAATGGCTATTTTCTTTTCAGCCTTCGCCGCTTTTAATTGCAATGCTTCGGCTTCTTTGTTTCTTGATTCCAACAATGCCTTTTCCTGAACAATTTCTTTTTCTAATCTCCTCTTTTTTATGCCACTTGCTTTTTCTGCTTTGGCTTCAAGCGTTGCAATATTTTCTTCCGTTAACTCGATTTGTTCATTTAATTGGTCAGCATCCTTTTTAAAACGCGCTTGCTGTACCGTGGAAAAAAAGTCGGTGACTAAAGAAGCGGTTTGCAAATAAGTTTCAATTCTCTTTGCCCGTTCCTCTAAATCTTGTTCCTCTTTTTTCTTTTGTTCGTCCCTAAAGTCGTCCGCGTTTTTTGTAACCTCTTTAAATACCTTTTGAATATCTTCAACCTCTTTTTTTAATAATTCTGGCGGCTTTGTCGTCAATGGCAAGGTTGCAAGTTGTTCCGCGTTTTTTAAGTTGTTAAGCAAGTTACCACGCGCCGCATCTGCTAAGATTTGGTTTTGTTGTTCAACCGCTGATTTAATTTGGTTATTAATTGCGTTCAACTTTACCGCCAGTTCTTTCTGTGTCCCTGCGCCAACCACGGCGTTGGAAAATGCGGTTTGCAATTTGCTTCGTTCATCTTCGAGGGCTGCAAGGGAACCAGCCGCATATTCTTTTGCCGCGTCCATGCCTCCTTTATTTGCCGTGGTGCTTAACTCTTTGTTTTGAGCTTTTAATCTTTTCTTTTGTTCTTCGGCGTTCTGCTTTTCAAGTGCAATCCGATCTTTTTCAGCTTTCTCAATAGCTAACTTATCTTCCTTATCTATCTTTTGTTTTTCGGCTCTAAATACATCTCGATTCGCTTTCAATGCACCGCTTATGCTTCCCGTAGTAAAAAAGGTCGTTAATCCTGCGCCCATGGCTTTTAAGGTTGCAGGAAACTCATTTGCAAAATCAAGTAAACCTCCTAATAAGTTATTGAAAAATATCTTTGCTTTAGAGGATATAATTGTAAATTCTCCACCAAACTTTGTGAATGATTCATTTAATTCTGATTGACTTGCTTCCAAGTCTAAGTTTGTTTGGTAAAGAATTTCCTGTTGTGTTTGATATTGGTTTGTTGATTTTGTTACATCGTCAGTATTTTTTAAAATCTTTTCCAACGAAAGAATGTAAGCCAAACCAGCATCTTCGCCAGCCGCGCCAAAAACATCTGCAATAACCGTCTGTAATTTATCGCCTGCAACCTCAGTGTCTCCCATTTTTCCGCTTACTAAGGACAAAGCCTCGGCGGTTGTTATTGAGCCATTGTTTAAATTTTCAAATAACTCTCCTGTAAATTCTTCGCCAAATGCACCTATCAATGCGTCTTTGGAAGTTTTTGTTTGTTCTCTAATTCTTAATCCAAATTCCTTAACAACGTCTAAGCCCTTATCTGAGTAAATACCTTGATTTGCCGCCTCGATTGAAATGGCTAAATAATCTTTAATGCTTAATCCAGCCGCCGCAAATTGCGCTGGATATTCTTTTAGGTTGTCCAAGAACTCCCCATTACTATCTGCGCCCTTTCTAAATCCTGCCTCAATGGCGTCCAATGCCTCATTGAAACCAATGCCTAATGCTTTGCTTGCCGTGTTGGCTGCGACGGTTATTTCATTTACATCTTTTTTATATGTGGTTGATATTGCTTTTGACTTGCTTACAAAGTCAGTCAATACGTTTCCTGTTGCCCCCGTAAATCCTGCAACCTGATTAGATAACTCTTTTGTTTCAGCAACCGATTCATTTATACTTTGAAATATTTCAGATATGCCACTAAAAAGAGTTAATGCTATTCCAATAGCGCCGAGCGATTTATTAAATGCTCCCGTGGTTTGAGTTAATCCATTTATTCCCTGAGATAATCCTCCTATTGTACCCGTCACTTGTCCTAATGTTCCCCCAAGCTTCGGGAAAAATTGCCCCAATGCCTCGGTATAACCTCCGACGTTCCTTTGAAATTGTCCAACCGTGGCATCAATGCCTTTTAACTTTTTATCGAGGTTGTTGATACTTACCAATAAATCTTTTGCCTCCTGACTTGATTCCTGTTCAGCCGCCGCCAAATCTTTGTATCGGTTGCGTTGGTCATTCAACTCTTTGCTTAACTTGCGATACGCGCCGTTGGCTTTGTCGGTTGCGGTTATTTCTTCGTTGCGGCTTTTGATTTGCTCCTTAACAACTTTGTTAACCTCCATTTGCGCCGCCTTCAAGTCAACCAACTTCGCTTCAAGTTTCTTGATTTCTTGAACGTCGGTTGTTTTCTTGATTTCCGCGTTTACGTCGGCAATGGCTCTTTTTAATTCCGTTGCCGTTTCAACCGTTTTGCCGAGCCCGTCTATTACTATTTGAAAACCTATTACTTTTGACATTATCCCTTTGTTACGCCGTTTACAATAACTTCATAATTTGCCCCATCGTAATGAGTATCAATGTTTATTCCTATGGTTGAGCCGCCAATAATATACTGAATGGTTGGTATCAACTTTTGCCCGTTCTGAAATACAAGTACATTTGCATTCGTGTTGCTTACCTGCGTTATGCCTGAGTTGACGGGTAATACAAGTACATTGGTATTTGAATTAAGGAACGGCGTATAAGATAACTGAATGTTTACCGTTGCTCCATTTGCCCCAACCAAGCCGCTTCCAGATCCTGTCACCGTGCCACCTTGCGGCGGTGCGCCTGCCAGTGTAATCGTATTGCTTACTTTGCTTAAGTCATTTACATTTGGCTTTTCATCGTATAAAATCACCGTGCGCGCTGGGCTATTGCTTTTGGGATTGTATTCAAGTTCCTGAATAATGAAATTGGAACTTCCAATCATTCCCTTGCGCCTGAATGACAGTTGCGTTATGTCTTTGTTTTCCCATTTGACAAATGTTGTATATTGCTTACCGAGTTCAATGCGTTTGTACGTTTGAAGGTGGAACGTTTTAAAAACGCCTTGCATCACATTTGTATAATTCGTGACCTCGTCGGAAAAGGAAAGGTTAAAATCTCCGCCACTCGGGTCATTGTAATTAACCATGAACGCGGCAGGAAAATCAAAAGCCGAAGCCGCCGAGCTTGCTTCATCATACAAACGAACATACCCGTCTAAGCCGCTGCGCCTTCCTGCGTAATAAAGCAAACGAGGTGCCAAGTTATAATTGGGTTCTGCATCGGGAACGGTATTATAATCGTCACCGAAAACAAGAGGCATCTGCGCCCCGTATGTTCCACCCGTGGTTATTGCCACGTCGTTTATATGAATAGCTTTTGCGAAGAACTTTGTATAAAGGAATTCAATCCCATTTGGAAAACGATCCTCTGGAAAGTTGTAACCGCCTGAGTAAATGTTAACGCCTCGCCTTGCTTCCTCTTTGTTCGTGGTATCGTCATCCGTGGCATACGCCAGCACTTGACTTGATTTGTAATTATCGAGAATGGTTAATTCGCTTCCATCAATGTCTCGGGTATTTAAATCGTACTTATTTGTGTCCTTAAAAAAGCCGTCAAACGTTGTAAGGGTAATCGCTCCGCTTGCATTGGCTCGATACCTTACCGTATAATTGTCCTTTGGGTATGCGTACACTTGTTTGCTTAATACGTCCGTCTCCCATGCTAAATTAAAAATGGTTGTTAAGTCCGCAATAATATCTTTGACATACCATGAATTAGGTATGATGTATTCCAAGTTTACCGTTTCGCCTTGCTCTAATCCCTCCTTTTGTGCAACCACGGAGAATGAACCACCGATAACTAAGTTGAATGTGACGTTCTCGTACCTTAGCCGCATTTTAACCAAGTCACCTGCCACTAAGTCACCCAGGAATTCAAGCGCAATAGAATCATTTAACGATGTTTCATTTGTTAAATCATACGTTGAAACGTTATTTCCATTGACTTCAAAGAAAAGAATAAGTTCTGCAAATTGGTTTAAGTCACCAATAGAAGCCGTTAATGTAACGTTTAACTCAGCGATTAATTCATACAACGCATTTATTGGCACGGTATAAACGCCGCCTGAATAATTGCCCCCAGTGTCAAAGTTGGGTGACGTGGTTTCATTTGTAAATGTAATATCAACCGTGCCATAATCACCTGAGGAATAAACGAAGGACGAAGGCGAAGGATTTGAAGCCCGTAAGTTTACAAAGTCTTTTATATAATCAGCATCAAGATTAAGCCCCATTGGAATAATCAAACGGCTGAAAGGATCGGTTTTAAAGATGCTGTTTAATTGGTATCCTTTGTTTTGAAATGCCTTTTCCAGTATTTGCCAAATGAAAATAGCAGGCGTCAACTCATTGTCAACAATGTACGTTTCGTTTTCCCACGCTTTCCATTTCATCAAGATGAAACAATGTTCCGAAGTCAAAGGATTGTAATTCGTTTTAACCGTCGCGGTTGATACTGTTATATCCTGCCAGCCCAATGACCTGACTAAGATGTTACCCACGTCTGCGAACCAATCCGCATTATTTCCAATCAATGCAACCTTGTAATTATTCGCTTTGAATCCGTGGTTCATGGCATTCAATTCGCCTGAATCCAAACGTGCTTTTCCTGTGAGAATTGGAACGCCGTTTGCCTCCAGCCGTGCAGGTAATAACTTGTAAGCATTGGTTACAATGACATTTGGCGTTTCAATGTTTTCAAAGATTTCAATGTTTGTCTTTGTGCCTGGTAATGTTACATTCCTTTTCGAGTGCGCTCCCGATATGTTACCAAGCTCAATGTTCTCAATAGAATAATCAATAGTTACATTGACATCCTTTTGGTTTAAATCCACCTCTTGATTATTTATAAATAATTTTATCATAGCTGAGCCACTGGCGTATTTTGGTAAATAATTTCAAACGTAACACCAATGTCCGTCGCCCTGTTGTTATCCGTGTTTATCTCCCCGTTGGCAATGGTAACGTTAACGTATTTCCCATTTTCAATAATGTAAACCTCAGGACTATTAAACATTGTGGCAATGTACAATGCATCCTCATGACTTACCGCCACAGTGACCGTCTTACTTTTGTTTGACCTTTGATTAACCTTAATTACATTTTTGTCATACGTGTTTGCCTTTGGACTTGCTGCAATGTTCCACCTTTGCGCAAGGTTAATCGTGTCCGCGTTGCTCGTTTGCTTATCAATCATTAAGCCTGTGAATTGGTAACTTTCCGCGCCTCCATGCTTACCGAACCAATGAAGCTCAATGTTATCATCGCAATTTGGATAAATGTAAATGCGTTGCCTTTCGCTTAGGCGCGTGAATGCACCGTCGTATGAACCAACGGAGACATCGTAATAATCGTATAAATCTGGGTTAGTTGGAAAATTGCCAGCATGAAAAATGGCACTGCTTCCAAATATATTTGATACGCCAGCGGACAAAGAATATAAGTCATTGTTTGCCGTGGAATTTAAATTGTCAACAATGGTAACGGCTGAAGATCCTGACTTAAAATAAAATTCAAATTGAGCCGCGTTGGTACCACGCCCGAGGTAACTCAAGAATATATTTCCCGATGAATTACATTTTATAAAATCATTCCTTTGTGTTAAAAATAAGAAAGGATTTGCCGAGGGTTGATAAAAGTCACCCATGTCGTATTCCCCATCGACGAACAATGAAGGCAAAACGTATGCCGTGGTGCTGCTTTGCGCTGCCGTGGAGGTGACGACAAAGCCCGATGAATTAATCGTTTGATTAAACGCCGTGCAATACAATGATGAAATAACGTCGGTATTATTTGTAAGACTGAACCCGTAAAGGTTTCCGAAGAAACTTGTTTTGGCGTTTGTCTTTGGTGCAAGCTGAGTAATCAAGAACGATTGGACATTTGTGTCAAACACCGCCGAAGTTCCACTTGTTCCCGTTTGAGCCGCCAAGAAAGAACCTTCCAATGTTCCATCAAGATAAACATTGACTTGCTGCTGAATAACCCCAGACGGTTCAATGGAACGAAACGCCACGGGATAAAGGCTACTTGAAATGGTATCGGGGTTTATCGTGTAACTCATCTGTTTAAAATTGATTTGTAAAATGTTTCAACCGTGGTTTCAATGCTGTATGTTATCGCCCTGTTTATTAAGTCTGACATTTCAGCCTGCTTCTTATCCAACGCTTCTTCGATGAAGCCCGTCCGCTTTCCCGTCTTTGAATGCTTTTGGCTTTTAATCGTTGGCATCCCTTCCTTTTTATGTTTACTTGCAATAGCGAAGGCAATTGATTTAGATTCCTTATCCGATGCGCCAAACCTTTGTTTTGCATATCTCATTAAGCCTTTAATGTACTCGCTTTCCTTTCGTCCGCTGCCTGGGTAATAAGGAATCTTTGTTGCAAGTACCCCTTTGTTATTGATTGCCATATACTCTGGAACATAGCCTTCAATGATTAATTCATTTGTTTGGAAGCGTATAACCGTCTCCATGTTCTTAATGGCTGCCCCTGTCAAGTTGTGCCCTTGCGCCTTCCATTCATTTGCCACGGCTTCAATTGCCATTTGCGCAATGTCATCCGCTAAAATTTGCAACTCAATTAACATGATGAAATAACGTTTAAGTTGAACGTCGCCTGTACACTTATTAACATTTGTATCGATGAAAAACTATCCAATGTCATTTGAACGCCTTCGGAGATATTGCCAGCCTGCTTATTGGTATTTATTTGTAACATGAATTTCTCAGCCAACACCGTCAATGCTGACCACTTTTCTATTTGCGTATCCTCGTTAACCGTTCCGTCCTCGTTGTATCCAAGTAAATCGTCAAAGAACAAAGTAATTTGATACACGTCGCGTCGTGTTATCGGGTTGTTTGTGAGCGTTGGCACGGCAAAGAAAACCCTGGGGAATAAGTTTGTACTGTTTTCGCCCACGGAATCGTAATCCTGTGACCGCGTCCTGTCCGAAGCCCAGCCGAATGAAAAGCCGTTTAACCCTTGCGTTGCGTCCGTGGTACTTTTGAATAAGTCTGCTATTTCTAATAATGTCATTTCTTTTGCTTTTGTATCTCATTATATAAGTTATCCTCAGCCGCTTTGCTCGCAAGGTATTGAAATACCTCGTACAAATTTGCCCTTTCGCTTGATTGTAAGGGTGTGAGCCCTGCCAAGTTGAACAATCCGCACTCAGCTATTTTCTTAATTGTCAAGTACCAACCATACTTATCATTCAGTTGTCGTGAAGCGTTGGCATACTTTGCATCGCCTTTTTGAGCATAGAGGTCTGCAAATCTACTTGATAACTCTCGCTTAACTTCATCAAAAAAAAACCAATTTCAAAGCCAACTTGTAAGGGCAATTTTAAAAAGTCAATGCAATTCCTTTGAAAAACATCGTCGCTATATGCCTCATCCTTTTTCCTGAGCAACACGGCGATAACATGAAGCAAGCCTTGCGCGTCGTTGTTTTCAATTGCTTTCCTTCCTTTGTCAAATTGCGCTGCCTCCGCGAATTCAAGCAACGTGGATTTTGCCATTAACTTATCAGGTAAATAATACAAGGTGCCGTTGAAGTCGTATATCTGTTTGTATTTCAATTCCTCGGGTACGCTTATCGCATTGAGGATCTTTGTAAACATGAAGGTAAGGTATTTCAATTCCAAGCTTTCGGCAACTTTGCCATAACAAGCATCTAAAGGAATGCCCGTAAAATAATTTACCACCTTTGCCATGTACGGGTATTTTACATTTGCCTCCCAGACTTCGTCCATGATACCAAAGCACTCAACAAGTTTACTTTGACTTTTATTAAACTCGTCAATCAATGCAGGAAGGAAACGACGTACATTATCTTTGACATCTTTTGTCAAAAGGATTATTTCACATTCCTTCACCACGTCCGCCCACAATTTAAGCAAGTCAACGCCAAGCTTCTTTGCATACGGCTTGATTTTATCATACGCCGCCTTCATTTGCTTTTGCGCAACAAGGGCATCAAGTTCAACTTCTGGGTATTGAGGCAAAATAAACTTATGGAAATAAACGTATTGTTCCAATGTTATATCCGCTGCCGTTTCAGGATAAAAATACTTTGTATCAGAGTGGCTTAAATGAAATTGTACCATTATTTGCGCCTGTTTTTCTTTGTTGGTTCGGGAATATTATCTGCAATTATTGCGCTCGGTTCAATGCCTTTTGCATTTTCATTAACCTCTGGGGTTAATACTTTTGAATGGCTAACAAGGGGCAAAGATTCAGGGCGTTTTAATTCCCTGTACCTGCCCGTACCTGTCAACCGCACAGCCTTTTCCAAGTGGGAGCGAAGGAGAAGTAATTGTTTCCTTCGCATCGGGTGTTCCTCTATTTCAAGTGTTATCACCTTAATCAAGTCAATGATGTAATGCGCCTTTTCGTTGTTTGTCATTTCGTTATTATGTTTTTTAAATGCAGCTCAACTTCGCACCAGTACGCCGTGTTTTCATCCACGTCTGAGCCAAGTTGTCCGCAAATCGTTTGGTTATTGCTTATGATTATCTCGGTCAAAAGCAAGCATATTTTCTTTGCCTCCAGCCAACTGTCGTATTCACCTGTTACCACGTGCCGATAAGGCAATGTGTCGTAAATTATCAAATGCAATTCCCTTGCTTTTTCCTTTGGTGTCATATACTTTCGATTTCGTGTTCAACTTCTTCCCAAAAATAATATTCATCTTCGCTGCCTTGTATTTCAATGTTCCACTTTTCTTTCAAGACCTCTCGTGCCGCAAACAAGGCGCTTTGCTTTGCGAGGATTGAAACAAGTATCTCCTGACCAAGTTCGCCTCCGATGCTTTGTATAAGGTTGTGGTAATGGGTGAATAATTCATCTGCTTTTTCCTTTGGTGTCATATCTTTTTAATTAAATGCCAATACGTCTGAACCTTCCAATAGCCTCATGCAACCGTAGCGAAGCGCGTCAATCCCGTGGTTATCCGCGTCCATTGGCGTTGAACTTTTTTTATCGTTCCAAATGTAATTCCTTAATTCATACTTTAAATTATACGATTCCTCAGTAACCACAATCGTAAAATCAGCCATTTTCTTAATCCCATCAACCACGCTGCCAGCGTACTTTTCCGTCTTATGCACATTAATACCATTTGAGGTAAGCGCGTCAATCAAACGTGGTTCGCTTGTATCAGCAACAACCATGGCATCAAGTTCAATGCTATTCCTAATCTTTGTCAAAACCATGTCATAAGAAAGACTTTGTTCGTAAATGATTTCCTTTACGTATATCTTGTTTGCCGTGGTATCAACCGCGACTTTGACCAATGCCAAAGGATCGGGGTAAAACCCGAAGTCAAGCCCGTAAGCAAAAGGCAAAGATTCATCAAATTTGCCTTCCACCCAGTTTGGAAATACAACGCCCTGTTTCTTATCCAGCCATTTACCAAGAAACCTGTGAGCGTATGCCTCAGGTGACTTGCTTTTTATCGCCTCAATCTTTGCAATATAATCCTTACTTATGTTATGGTAATTATCCAAATACGTTGTATGAATATGCGTTATGTCCTCATGCGTGCTTATCGGTATCATGTGTCCGTCAATCGTCTCCATGCGATGCGACTTTTCAAACCACCGCTTCCAAATCCA